GCTCAGTCTTGTCGGGGAAGCGCACAAGACGCTCTGCGGCAAAGTCATGAGGGCTTCCCTGATACGCCCTAATGCCTGTCTTTGCAGGTTCATCTGCGCCACTGACGATCTTGCCCGCCATCTTTACAACGTCATCAATCCAGCCGCCCGGTCCTTTTGCGATGCGCCCACCATGCGCCTTGGGTTTGAACGGGTCTTCATTCCCAAACAAATCCTCATATTCTTTGTTAATGGCATCCAAAACCTCTGGCGGCCTAGGCGCAATAGCAGGCTTCTCCACGGGAGATACAATAGGCTTTGGCGGGGCGGCATTTGGCCCAGCATAAGCCTTGAAGCCAACACCAAAACTATAAGGGTTGTCACGCCTCAGTCCTGCGCGCGGGTCACTGGCGGCAGCATCATACGTTTGCCCGCTTTCATTCTGGAGCTTGTACCCAAACCTACGGGGGTCTTTTTCATCATACCAATAACCAGACACACGCCAGTCTCCGGGCATGTCCCAAGTGGAGGGCGGGGTCACAATCGTCCCTTGTCGCAGGGGCAGCATTCCAGATTTGTGCAAGTCCAGTGATTTCTGGTTAATTAAAGCCTGTCTGCCAGCTTGGAAGTGACCAGATTTCACAAGGTTTATTGCAGACTTTAACTGTTTAATTAAAGCATCTGTTTCGCGTGCTGACTTTACGTCAGAGAGCCGGGTTACGTTGTCACCCTCGCCCTTGACAACCTTGCCCGCCATCTTGACGATGTCATCAATGACGCCGCCGGGGCCGTAGCCTGTGCGACCGCCAGCATTTTTCTCAGTTGCCAAGTTGATGGAACTATCTTCGTCAATCATTTTGAAGATGTCTTCAATCGTGGCGTTTGGATTGCCAATAGGGCGGCGTCCCGCCTTGTAAGCATTCACTGCGGCAGCTTTTGAAGACACTTGCCCCATAAGACTGGGGAAATCATTCAAGACAGCGCCCTGCAAAGCCTTGCCGATGCCCTGACCGCGATACTCCTCTGGCACCTCAAGGCCAATTACAGATGCGCTTCGTGCGCCCTTGGGGCGGGTCACAATCTCCATGTAAGAGCCAGTTTCTGGGTGCTGATAGAGATAGCGCATTGACCCCGGTTCAATGTATTCAGCGGGGGACGGATCAGACTTTACAATTTTCGCAGCGTATTCGTCCGTGTCTGGAGCGAAATAATCTGCGGCCACCTTGAGAGCTTTGCCTACAATGCCTACAATGTCCTTCTTGCCCGCCATCTCACTTACCCCACAAGACCCGGCTTCGGCTTCTTCCTGCCCGGTCCCTTCGGCGCGGGTGACGGCTCAGGCTTCAGCATCTGCTGCATTGCGATCTTTGCCATGTCGCCTTCCAGCATGGCCTTCTCATGGTCCATCTGGAGAGCGTCACGCTGCAAATTGACCATCGCAAGCTTTTCGCGGCTGTCGCGCTCTGCGGCACGGTTCTCACCGTCAATGGAGATGTCCTTGTCGTCCACCTCAAGCTGCTTCTGCTTCATGGACAGGTCCATGCGGTCGTTCTCCGCACTCAGCAGATCGGCCTGCGCTTTGATCATGTCTGCCGGGTTCTGAGGCTTGCCCTGCGCCTGCGGTCCCATCTGGACTTCCATGGTGGTCTTCTGGGCCTGAGCCATCGCCAGAGCCACGTCAGCATTGGTGCGCTTGGTGTCGTTAAGCACCTTTGACTTGCTCTCCTCAATCTTCGCCATGGCCTCCATGGCCTGCGGAGACGGGTTGCCCATGTCCTTCTTCACGAACTCATCGGGGTTGTAGCCGATGGTGCGGATGGCCTGACGGTTGACCGCCTGAAGATCGAACATATCCGGGGCCTGCGAGGCCAACTGGATGAGCGCCACGGTCTTCATCATGCGCTGCGTGTGGCTCGCGGTGTTCGGATCGGCCTGCGGGATGAGGTAATAGTTCTCCAGCGCCTTCAGGAACGTGTCCTGATCCCACGCATAGGCGGGCGCATTGTTGCGCTGCCAGAAGCTCTCCGGGTTCTCCTTGAAGCATTCCTTCAGAAGCTGGAACTCCTCCGCCTGCGCGGCATGGAGGCGCTTATGGACGCTGTTGAGGACCTTCGTGGCCTGATCGATCATCGCCAGTGTGGTGCCGACAGGCGCGTCCTGACGCCCCTCGCCGACCGCCAGTTCAGCGGTGCCGCCGACGCGCTGGCCGTACTGCGAGATGTTCTCCGACATCTGCATGAGGGCGGGCGAAGGCTCCTTGTAGGGCAGCGGCATGATGGCATCGCTGATCTTCATGCCGTTGGTCTTGACCGTGGCAGAGCCGCCCGGAGGCACGCGGAAGATGTTGGTGTTCTGGCGCGCGCCCTGATCGGCCATAAGGAAGCCGGGGAAGGCCGCAAACATGCCAGCGTCGAGCAGTTCCCGCCATGTGGCCGTGAGTGCATTGGTGGTGTTGCCCAGAATGTGCAGGAGGCCGATGTCATAGAAGCCCAGACCCGGCACGAAGGGATACTTGACGAAAACCTTCTTGGCGGTCGGCAGCTTGTCTTCCTGCCTGTAATTGCGCACCACGCTCAGGATTTGGCGGCTGGAGACGTCGATGGTGACGCGATACGGAACCTCAAGGCCGGAAGGCTTGCCCTTCCACTTGTGTTCGTAGCCAGCGATGTCCAATTCGCAATAGCACTCGTAGATTTCGCGGTCGCGGTCCTCATGGTTCATCACCGTACCAGAGATGCCCTGCTGCGCGTTCTTCTCCTCCTTGGCCGCGTTGAGCTTCGGCTCCTGCGGCTCGGCCAGCGCGATGTCGCGATATGCGCCGATGATCTGCATGCGCTTCACGAGGGAGGGGCGCATCATAATGCGGTGCGTGATGCGCTTGGCGCTCTCCAGATCGGTCGCCGCGTTGTTGACGATCAGGTCCTCCGCGTCGATGCTCTCCGACACCGGGCGGTTGCGCAGCGGGCAGTGGTAGACCTTCTTGAAGCCATCGCCGCCGAAGCCGACCATGAACAGCATGCGGTCGGTGTCAGGATAATATTCCGACGCCGTGACCGTGAGGTAGTGGTTCATGTCCTTCTCAAGGGCAGCCGCCAGTTCATCAAGCTGGACGCCTGAGTTGTTGCTGTCGTCCCTGATCTTGACAGGACCATCGGTGGGCAGAAGTTCAGAGCGGGCATTTGCCTGAAAACGCAGAACAGCCTCAAGCAGAAGCGGATGGCGAACCTTGCTCATACCTTCGACGGGTGCGCCCTCGCTTGAACCCTGCACACCGGGAAGCTCAATCTTCAGACCCAGAAGCTTCAGACCCTGAGCGCGGTCTTCAAGCCAGTCGGAGCGGGTCTGGATGTCGGCCTCAATGCCACGCAGCAAGTCCTCTGCGATGCGGCTGAGTTCAAGGTCGTCAATGTCCGCCGCGATGTTGTCGTACCAGCCTACGGGTTCGGTTCCGGCGTCGGCGCGGGCGATTGGGCCGCCGTCAATAGAGACGGTGACATCTCCGTTCGCGTGTTCGATACGCAGGACATTCCCTGCCTCGTCCAGTTCCGGGTTTGAACCGCCTTCGTCCGCGTCGATAACGACAATATCATCTAGGTTGATCTCCTCTTCCGCCATGGGAACAAGACGGATATTCGGGTTGAGGCCGGGAACCGCCATTAGATAGCCCTCACTGATTTGGTTACGAGGCTGTCCATAGCCTCTACGCGGCGAATTGCTTCCATAGCCGCATCTTTATCAGACTTTGCATCAATGGTGAAGGTGAATGGCGTATCAACGCCCTCTGCGCGGGCCTCCACCGTGTACTTACAGCCTGTCTGGCTGGTGATGAAGGCTTGCACACGGAGCATGTTAGTGACCTTTTAGACCGGGTAGAGAGGGGTATCCCCCGAATTGCCCTTGAATGCAAGGCTGTCGGACAGTTCCGCCGTGCGCTCCGATCCGCGCATTAACATCCCCGTCGTGCGCAGGAAGCGCAAGGCCTGCGTGACGGTGTCCACAAGGTCGTCGTTCTTGGCCTTCGGGAAGCTGGCGCACTCCGTGATGACCATGTCCGCCCACGAGAAGCTGTGCGGAGCGAAGACCAGACCGTCCGCAAACAGGTGCTGCACGCTATAGGCCCGCGCTACCTTGTCCTGCTTCTTGGGGTCGATCAACTGGAGGCCCCAGTCCTCGTAGCCGTACACGCGGCGGATTTCCTGCGCCACGCTGATGCCCGTGGCCTTGTTCTCGACCAGCATGTGATCGACCTTGAAACGCCGCGCCGTGGCCGCGATCTTCTCAACCAGTTCGTGAAGCTCCATCTTGGCCCGCCATGCGTTCATTAACATCACGCGCGGGACCTCGTTGTCGTCCTCGAATACGCCCCACACCGTCATGGCGGAGAAGTCGTTTTCCTCCTTGGCCGTATAGGCGGTATCAATGGACGCCAGCACATAGCTGACTTCCGGGTAGTTCTCCCGGTCCCAGTCCTTCCACC